AATCAGGGTTGCAAGCTGGCTTTCAGCTATCGCCACGCTCTCGGAAACACTACCTAAGAACAGGACTACCGCTGCCTCTACCGATACTATCGGGTTGGTTTCCGTTACAGAACCTACATAAGCAACTTGAGCTACCTCTGTTTCTGTTGCCGTCGCCGTCTCTGTAACCGCTTCGTTATACGCTGTCTGTGCTGTCTCTGTCTCTGTCAAAGCCGCAGTTTCAGATACTGATCTGGCAAATGTAGCTGCTACTGTCTCGCTCTCGCTTGCCGCCGCCGTCTCAGTCCGTGATACCGCAAATGTAGCCGCAACCGCTTCCGTAGAAGTTATTGGGTTTGTCTCAGTCAAACTAACTGGGAAGTTGGCTGATGCCACCTCTACCTCAGTTATTGCCGAGCTATCACTTACACTTACTATAAACGCAGTCTGAGTCGTCTCAGTTTCTGTTATTGCCGCTGTCTCTGTAATCGCTCCACTAAAAGCAGTTATCGCTGTCTGACTATCCGCTATCGCCGCAGTCTCAGTTACTGACGCATTTGCCGTGAACTGAACCGTCTGAACCTCGTACATGGGGACTGTACCGCCCCAAGGATTATCTCCCCAAGCTCCATCCCCCCAAGCCGTTGATGAGGTTAAATACTCGGTAACGCTTACATCGTATTGGGTGATTCCACCCCAACCTAAGTCGCCCCAAGCATTGTCGCCCCATGCGGCTCCTGCCATGATTAGGTCAATGTAGCAGTGTAAGTTACAGCAATAGTGTCACCATTCACAACGGCTTTGGAGCTAGAGAAATCTCCAGCAGAGAACAAAACGCCAGTTGTTGTGTCTTTTGTTGCGCTTCCACCAATGTTAATAAAACATCCAGCTACCGTTCCTGTGCTTGTGATCGTGAAAGAAACAGCAGATGAGGTTGCTTTAGAACCCGCTGATGCCGCACTAAACGATGGAGCAGGACGGTTGCCAGAGTATGTAGGAGCGTTAGCCAAACCTACCTCAAGCCATGTTGCGTGAGAAGTCATGGTGTCTGCGGCTACTGCTGTTCCAGTACCTTTCAATCCCATAACCACTGCGCCTTGTGCAGAATTACCAAGAATACCGTCCAACGTAGCGTTCTTGCCAACTGTTGTAACTACATTAAAGAAGTCCTCAGTCCACTTTACAAAACCGTCTGCGCTATAGCAGATAGCTGTATAAAAGCCTTCAATAGAGGCTGTGTCATGGGGTTGAGTGTTGTAACCTGTGGAGGCTCCAACTGCGTCTGTTGCAATGATTTTGTCGTTCATGGTTGCTCCTAATTAGAACTGCGGATTAACGCCGTAGTATATGTGTTTGACGGCATGGTGATGGTGAAATTTGTCTGCGTTTTGTCTGAGCCAAAGTCAAGAACAGCTATAGATTTATTGGCTTTTGAAGCGTTATAAATCAAAGCGCACCGGGCGGTGATCGTAGCCCCAGACCAAACAACATTTGCAAAGTTAACATAAGCTGTGTAGTTATAGCTTGCTACAGTTGCTCCGGTCATTAATTGACCTCCCGCTGTATAGCCAGAAGTTACAACTTCATTGGTAGCCGTGTAAACGGTGGTAGCTGCGTTTAAATCTGCAAAAGCTGTGTACAGGGCAACATAAATTTGATCCGTTGTAAGATCATGCACACCCTGATAAAGCTGTGTTTTAAAGCTGGTGGTCTGGGTTTGTACTATCATGCTACAGGAACCCTCACTTGACCATCACGATAAGCATCCATACGCTGTTTACCATCACCCAAGTTCTTGAGCAGAGCAATAGCTTGAATATAACGTTCTTTGTACAGAGTGTACATACCATCTTCTGGCCCGCTTTTCATATAAGAACCTGCCTCACACAGAGTTCCATAGAGAAGCGCAGAGTCAAAGTTGTCCCCAAGCCATGTAGTACCAGCGGTAACAATAGACTCAGGGTAGTAGTAATAATGCAATTCAGCGTAGTAATTGGCGTTAGGTGTTGGCCCAACAATAAAACTTAGTTCGTTTACATCACCAGAATTAGGGCCAAAGATGGCGTAATGCTTAGGTTCAGATACAGACGCAGACAAAGGATATGCCTCACGCATGAAGTTAACATCTTTGTTTAACAAAAACAAATAGTCGCCTTGGAACACAATTGATCCAGAAACTGTGCCACTGTTTACTACACTTAATGTAATAGTTGTACTTGCTATACCTTGTACTAAACAATTAGTACCAATACCTGTGCCTGTTACTTGTTGACCTACGGCTATGCCAGAGTTGCTTGCAACTGTGATGGTGTTTAAACCAGACGTTCCTGTAGCTGTAGTGCTGTTGTACGGAAAGACTGCCAAACTATAGGAAGACAAAAAATCATTTGGGCAGGATAAATACTTATTCCCTGCTGTCAACACGCCCGTAACATTCTTACGCAGGTTGGCAACTTGCACCGTGTTGTACACACGTTGCTCCGCCTGCTTGATCATCGTATTGATGGTCGTTGTATCAAATGTATTCTGCGTGTAATCCGTTACCGCAGCTACGAGTTCCGTGTATGTCAGTGCCATATTAGCCCATTGGCCCTCTAGCCATTACGCCCTTGGTTGCAGCGCCTGTGCCACGTATTTTGATGCCAGTTGTTTTAATAGGAGGATAACCCATGCGGTTAATTCCACCAACGCTCATGTTGACATCATTTGCCGCAGATGACTTGGTATCTGATTGGAATGTGTTAACACTGACCTTCTTGTTGGTCATGGTGTGTGGAGGAGCATAGTCTTCCGCAGGCAAGTTGTTAACATTCTTTCCAGTCACAATCTTTGGACTGTTCTTGGTGGTTGGTTTTACTTCGCTCATATTAGCCTCCGGATTTTTGGTTAGCAACTTTAGCCAAGTTACGACCATACATCTTCATCATTTCATTTGTCTTGCCGCCTTTAGCAAACTTAAGAGTTGTGCCTTTGCCACCCTTATGTTCTTGTGCGTCATGTTGTTTAAACGCTTTTTTAATCAAAGCTTTGTCTTGCTTGAGATCTTCTTTGTCCATGATTAACTCCCTGTAATTGTTACCGTACCAACACTTGTGACTCCCACCAAATTGTTTGGTGTTAGCACTGCATCAAAACTACTTGACCCGCCAACCGGATTCCATCCCCACTGTATATCCCTTGAACCCCCGGTAGGATATCCACCAAACCCAGTGGTGTTTAAATCTAACCCGTTTAAACCTGCTGTGACGTAAGTCAAATCAGGACGAGGCTGACGCACCGCTTGAGGATCATCTATGGGATACATACCTAACTGCAACTGCGGTTGATCTGGATCCCAGCATTCTTCACAAACTTTCAATTGGTATAGTTTAGTCTTAATGACCTCATATTTCAATTGTTTTAGCTTGTATTGCTGTCCACATCTGTCGCATTCTGCAATTGAATACTTGCCAGAAGCAAACCTGTTTCCCATTAATAAGCACCTCCACCAATGAATGTTTGACGGGGTACAAACCGCACAGCGGCTTTTTCCCTATCTTCTCCAGCGGCAAGGTTAAACTGTTCATCGTACTGCGTCTTGAGCATGTCAATACGGGGCATCAAATCTGGGGTCTTGGTGGCTATGTAATAAGCCAATCCTGAGACAAGCGCAGGTAGGAACCTAAATGTTATATCTGCGGTCTCTGAGCCTGCACCAGCATCCTGTACCCTACGCATTCTCCAGTATACAAATGTATAGGTGGTAGATCCATCTGGCGTGGGCCAGACGGTGACAGCAGGCAACCTCTGTAGGTAAACCTGTGTAGCCGCTGTAGCAGATGCTGCGGTGGTGTTGTTCTGCCCTCTAAAGCAATTGCTCAGGACATTACCTGAGATATAGCTGTAATAGATGGTTTCTGAGTTGATCTGAATATATCCATTGGCGGGCAATCCATTGACCGAGGTCAATGTGATAGATGTATCTGTAGATGTAATGGCAGTGCTGACAGTCACCATTGCCCCGTTACTTGCGTACAGTGGAGACAAATCACCTGCTCCACGCTGTACCCAAACTTGAATTGGTCTAGCCTGAGCTAACTTATTAGGTATGGTCGCATAGGTAGAAATACTAATGCGAGTGATACTTAGGTCAGATTGGTTGGTTTGTTGATTGGCATTGGTACGGATCACGTGGTCAAGCAAGTCAATAGTATCCAAAGGCAGAGCATAAGTGTTTAAACCCTGAGTCAGGTTAAACGACCCCTGATCAAACGTCCACATGTCTAAACCACGGTTCTGCCATTCAATGGTTAAAAGGTTCATTGACCTACGTGCTGTACGTAAGTCATAACCTGTTCTCATCTCACGCCCAGCCCTCTCCCAAGACTCTTCAGCAATCTCTGTAAAGTCTAGGTCAAAGGACGTTTTGCCGGATGTGGTCATTTAGCTGTCTTTGCTGAATTAATAAATGCTTGCTGAGTTGGAGCGCCCTTGCTGCCGGGCTTTCTCATTTTTTCTTTGGATCCTGCTGCGATACGTGCTTGTTTTGCATGGATGTTGGCATACAAACCAACCTCTCCACCTTTGGCGTACTGCGTGAAGTCCGTATCATCACGGCGTTTCTTTACCTTACCGCCCGGCATCTTGCTAGGATTAATAGCACCCATGCCACGACTCGGCATCATACAATTTTTCCTTTTGTATAACCACGTTGAGCTATGCCATCACCACGTTTACTGGCAGATACAGTACCGCCTTTGGCGTAGGCTTTAATCTTGCCGCCTTTGGCGTTAGATTTTGTTGTTTTTTCTTTTCTCTCTCTATTGCTGCGTTCTGCTGGAGTTTCAAAATTACTAACATAGTCTGAAACTGATTGACCCGCTGATGAAATTTTATCAACTATTGCTTTTCTGTTGGCGGCAGCTTCTTCTGAAGTAGGAACTCTGCTAGAAGAAGTTTTTTTAGGTTGACTACTTTCTATGTAATCATTAGGATATTTTTTTAAAGCTAATTTTTTAATTGCATCATATTGTTCTGGCGTTCTTGGTACACCTTCTGCTTTATCTTGTTTTTTTACATTGTTTATAAATTGGTCAATATCAATTTGATTATTTTTATTTTTAGGTAATCCACGTTCATACAAACTAGTTTGGTCTATACCAGCACCAAGAGCAGAATTTGGATCGTAATCAATGGCTTTTGTATTTTGAGCTTGCAATCTTTTTGTTTCAGCATCTGATTGATTAGGTGCAGACTGACTAGCAATAAATCTTTGGACTACACCGGGGTCATTAGTAGTTGTTTGAGCTGGAGTAGTTTTACCAGCTAATTCGGTGGTATACGGCTTACCATTCCATTGAAAAGTTTTATCTCCAGCCAATCTAGCTTCAGAAAACGCTTGTTTAAACGAAGGATTCTTCTTTGTCATAACAGAAGGCGTTTGCCCTGCTGCTGGCCCAGCTTCCATATCTTGAGCATTTTGAGTTGCGCCAAACATCTGCGTCATGTCAGTTCTTGCAGGTATTTGTGCGGTTGGCGCAGGCGCAGGAACAGCGGCAGGAGCAACAGCAGGTACTTCCTCCTTGTTGCCACCTCTAAGAGCGGCATAAGCCGCAGCTAAAGCCAGTGGAGTTAAGTTCATAATAGATCCTTATTTGCCCATCTTGGGCATCAATGCACGGGTATGACCTTTTAGCTGAATGCTATGCTCACCATAAGGACGGTTACCACCAGATGGTACGCTACCCATAGATGATGCCTTAACGCTTCCGCCCTTGGCATAAGCTTTACCGCCAGAAGCCATAGATTTGCGGTACATGATAGCGGCATCGCCACCTGTCTCTGAACCACCAAAGCCACGTTTCTTAAAGTTTTCTGGCTCTTTACGTGTCAAACCTTTTTCTCTGTTCAAAAAGTCTCTAAGGCTTAAACCAGAATCTTCAAGTTCTTTCTTAGAAACAACTCTATCTTTCTTTGGTTTAGACATTTTTTGCATGCCCTCGCCAGTCTCAACTTTGGTAGACAGATCATTCATTCTGCCCATGTCTTCTTCTACCATGTCGCCTTCAGCATAACGTTTTGTTCTCATGATTTACTCCTTAGCAGGCTCTGCCGCCAGTGTTCATACGTTTAGTCATTCCACCCTTTTTCATGCCAGTGCTACCTGCCATCTTGACTTGTGTGCCTCTGGTCTTACCACGTTCAGCAACACCATTCATGTTACCGGGGTTGGTTCTTACTGTACCCATAGGAGAAGCTTTAACACCTCCGCCTACAGCATAAGCTTTGCCACCCTTTTTCATCATCATTTGTTTCTTGTCCATAGCCATGTCAGCTTTGGAACCTTCTTTCATACCCTTTTTTTCCACATCTTTGCCAGATTTTTCAAACTTTGCAAATGGATTCATTTTACTAGCCATAGTATTACCACCTTGTTTAAACGTTTTGCCTTTATCGGCTTTACTAAAGTCCTGACCCACGTTTTGCGGGACTCCTGCCTTCTTGGCAAACGCTGGATTATGAGCCACCGCCTCCATGAATCTGTGCTGTTTGGCGCTTGTACTAGACATTTGGTTTCCTCCAAGCTTTAACTGTATCGGTTTCCCATATGCGAAGGCATAGCCATACAATAGTCAATAGACCACCAACAAGCCCCACAACAGGTGGGAACCACTGCATAAAACCGCCTAGTCCTACGACTACTGCGGCTCCATCGGTCATTACTTTTACGTCATGATTGTTCATTTAACAGTTCCATGCTCTCAAAGACTTGTTAATCCTGCTGTTCGGATCGTTTGCTGTCTTTGCTGAAGTTAATTTTGCTTTCATCCCAGACATTCTGGCGCAGAAAGATTTCTTCCTTGATCCGCCCTCGGGTTGGGGAGGCTTTAAATTCATCCCCTCCTTCTTTGCGGATGCCCGACCCTTGGCGTTTAAACCGCCATTCGGATTCTTTCCTTCTTTGCGTTGCCATGCTGGACTAGCCATAGAACACTTCAATACCTGTAACAGTACCCGTGCTAGTTGTTAGATACAACCCTGTAGTTGCTACAATGCCTTCTCCGGGTATTGTGATATTAAAGTTTACAGGTGTAGTTACACTGGCAATATCCATTGTAAATAACACCGTAGCCGTAGCACTGCCATCACGAATTTCAAATGTTGCTGCTGTGCTTGCTTTAGGACTTACAACAATACCTCTGAGGCGAGTACGTCCTATATAGTAAGAACCCGCCGCACTAAGGTGGGCGCTTTTAACGTCTGTTTGCATCATGATTAATCTCCTTTAGAAATAGGGGCCGAAGCCCCTAATGATTAATCGAAGTTACCGTATGGGTAAGCAGTAGTTGAACCGATATTGTTATCGGGTTGTGTATAGCGCACAGCAAAGTTAAATTTTCCGCCAGTAGGTGCTGCTACAGTAGTACCTGTAATTGACAACGTAAACACTAATTGTGATAGGTTGGGTTGACCATTACCAGACAAAATGTCTGTTGAGGTAGACAACATGTTAATCAAGTTGGTTGCGGTATAAGAAGTTGTCTTACGACCAGCAGTACCAACAGTTGAAGTTCCTAATTGCGTAGAAGCATAAGTAGGAGTTCCAGCGGCGGCAGTGGTTGCATTAGACACATAAACACTTACGTCAGACAATGTAGCGCCACTCTCTCCAGTAATTGCGCTCAAGTAATCAATAGTGATATCTTGAATTGTGCAACCTGTGGGCAAATACATAATAACGCCACGATAAACCTGTGTACTTACATCTGTTGGAGGTGTTGTAGTAGTAGCAGGAAATGTGGTAGATGATGGGGTATACAGTTGCCCTTGTGTATTGGGGATACCGTTGCCAAAAGCATACTGACCAGAAGAGCCAGCATAACCATTTGTACCGGGGGTGGTAACAGATAAATCAATGTAGGTGTCTTGAACTAACTCAACATAACCAATGTTACGTTGGGGGCCAAAACGGTTATCACCAGCTATTACTGGGCCTTCAAACGTTGCACGTGCCATAATAATCTCCTTATGCAAAAGCCTCTTGTTAATCGTTGCATCGTCTGCTGGGCCAGTGGCAACAAGAGAAAATTCCCAGATGTTTATTTATACCATATTGTTTAAACATGGTCAATAAAAAAGGGGGTTTTTAGCCCCCTTTTTATTAGAATGAACCTGAAGAACCCCAGATTCCGAGGGGATCAGACCATCCAAAAGAATAACGCTCTCTAGCTTTATAGCGAACATTACCTGTATCGAAGTCACCGTCCATGCTGTTTTGCAGGGGGGTACGCTCGAAATGCTTCATACCGTTAGGTACATCAGTAGTCAAGAACCATGCATTTACGTCTGTCAAGAAGTGGTTTTGTGTATATCCGTCAGGGATAGAACCATTGTTCTCAAGAGCGTTAATGTCATTGTTGTTTGTACCAACACGCAGTTTTGTTTCGAGCAAACGAGTTGCAACGAACTGGAGTGAAGGAGGAACAATCAACTTCTGAGGTTTAGCTGCGATCAAAAGACCACGCTCATCCGTCCAACCAGCGATCTGAATAACTGCGCTCTCAAGAGAGGTTTCATTCAAGTCAGCTTGAGTTGTAGGAGTGTTGGAGTTTGTACCGCCACCTACCAATGGGTGAGCTGTGCTGAATAAAGATACACCGTCACCACCTAAGTAAGCAGATGAGAAACCGTTGTTCAATACAGAAGCAGCTTTTACCTGCTTGGTATATGCCATAGCACGGGCCAAACCTTTGGTGTAACGAGCAGACAAGCTGTCGTACAAGTTATCTTCAATCGCTTCTTCAGTGATTGAGAAACCCAAAGCAATGGTTTCGTGGTTGTAACGAGTTGTCCATGCTTCCTGAGCATTGTCATAAGCGATGGCTGAACCCTCGCCTTTAACAGGTGCTGCTGAGAAACCAGACAGTTTTGTTTCCTCTTCAAAGGAACGCTCGGAGGTTTCAGTCTCATAAATTTCTTTATGTTCTTCACCATAACGGGCGTACTCCAAGCCAAACAATGCGTTTAAACCGGGAAGTAACTCTTTAAGTAGTTGCGCTCTTGAAATTGCCATTTTAGATTACTCCTTATTAAACGCCAGAAGCGATAGTCATACCTTGATAGCCTTGGTTCCAAACCACTAAGACTTCAGGGAATCCGACAAATGTCAATGCTGAACCAGACGCAAGGGTAACTGCGCTAGACAAAGTAACAGTTGTTGAGCTGATGTTGGTAACTGTGATGTAGTTACCTTGAGCTGAACCTGTACCGCTAGGTGCAATCAATTGCATTCCGGGGCTAATTGCTGTGTTTGCAGCAGTGAGAGTCAAAGTTGAAGAAGAACCAGATGTTGATCCAGTTGCAGCTACCGTGACTGCTGTATCAGGAACGATACCAACTACACGGAAAGGCAATGCTGTAGTAGCACGGACGTTTCCAGAAGTACCGGAGCTGATTACACCGCCAGACAATGCCAATGCTGAGTTACCTGTAGTGGTAGAGCCTGTGTTGCCTGTTACAGCATACAAGTTTGTACCAATAAAGTAGGGGTTAGCATAACCAATGGTGGTTCCAGTGTTTGCCAAGGATGTACCTTGAACTGTCAACGCAGCTTTAAAAACTGTTCTTGGATCATCCACTACATATGCTACTGCATAGTTAGAAGATGTACTGGCGGGCCAGTATTGTCCACGAACTGTTTGGCTAGAAGAGTTAACATACTCACAACCCATGAATACGCCCAATGTACCTGCCGTAGCTGTACCGGGTGAAGACGTTGCGTCCATTGCTGTTTTAATAACAGTACCGCCAGACAACTGAACTATGTCACCATAGAACAAATTGCTGGAATAGCCAGTCGCAATGGGATACATGCGAGTTGACCCAGCATAGGGTAAACCGCCGAACTCATTGATTGGCTTTAGCCCGTATGGGGCATTGATAATTGGATAAGCCATCTAATACTCCTGTAAAAAAATTAAGAACCAGAACCGAATGTGACCTTGCTTGTTCTCTCTTTGAAGAGAGGCATACGAGGATCACTTTGACGCATGAATGTGTTATCTACTGATTCCATCTGAGCTTTATTCTGCGAGTTGTAATAAGCATCTCGCTGTTCCATAAATTCTTTTGGAATTCGGCATAACAACAATCCACCAACCTCAATGTTGCCTTTAAACTGACCATTTTGCGTGGCATGCACCATCAATTCAGGATATTCAACCGCTTTCACGGGTTCCCATCCTTCTCTGAATTTTGAAGAAATATTGGCTGGATCATCCTTGCCCATCATGCTGATACGTATGTATCTATGAACCCACCCCGGTCTTGGATCGGGCATTGGCAGAACTTCTGGCGGTCTCCACGATTGAGGACGCTGGACAGAATTGCGTGACTCGGTATCACGACTTGCACGGTTGGTTTCAGACATTATTTCTCCTTAGTTGTGCCACTTCACGTGCATAGCGTTCCAAAGGAATGCCTAGACGCTTGGCGATGTTTACTTCTGATGCAGAAAGGGTGATCTTTTTAGGAGCCACACTTCTTGAAGCAGAGGCAACCACATTTGATTTTTGGCGCTGCTTCGTATCAGCAGTCTCTTCAGACTCAAACTTATCTGGAAAGACTTGACGAATTCGGGTATCTAGTCGTTGATAGTATTCGTCACTCTGGGGATCGACCCCAGTTTCAACCAATTTTTTATGCACCGCTAGGGCTAGACTGGTCATTTCATCATCTGACCCAAACCAATTGTTGGCACGTTGCCACTTTTCAGCTTTAGGATCTACCTGCGGGTAACTAGGTTGTACTACTTCTTGACGAGGTTGTAAAGGGGTTGGTACAAAATTATTCACTTTTTCAGCTTTTAGGGCTGCGTTGGTGAGTTCTTTTTGTGCTTTTAGTAACAAATCTGAGTCGCCGTTTTCATAAGCTTGCTTATAAAGACGCTCGGCATCAGCCATTTCATTGGTTACAACCTTCTTAGCTTGATCAAGAAGGGCTGTCTGACTGACATTAACGGTGCTTTTCAGCTTTTCGTTTTCTTCATAGACAGCTTTAGCAATCTTGATTGCTTCTTCTCTTTCACGTAGGGCAGATTCTTTGGCTCTGCGTTCTTCGTGATAACCTTTTGCGAATTCCCGGACTTTTTGCTTTTGTTGCTTACTTGTGTAAGACTCAAGCTCTTCGTCTGTTGGTTCTACTGGAGGAGTAGCCATTGGTTCTCTGTTGCGATCTACCTCTGGCGTGTCATCAACAATCTCTATTTCTGGATCAGGTTCTACAACCCTACCGCCAGTCCTAGAGGACTTCTCTTCTTCGTCTGGAAAGACAAATTCTGTTTGTTCAATTTCTGGCATGTTACCCCCTGCTTATTCCACGTGGATCTTGCACAACTGCTTCTACAGAATCATCGTTAATGATTCTGAATTCCTTGTTATGGATTTTTAACCTTGTACCTGTGTTCGGACGAACAATCACAAAGTCACCCACCTTACAGGATGGCCCAGAAGGGAATCTGGTTTTGTCTGCGTAAGCATCAGGGCCAAGCTTGACAACGAACAGCACAGGAGAGAGAACCTCTTCGTAATGTATTGTTGTGTTGGCTTTCACTAATCCGCTTTCGTACTCATCATCGATCTCCGGTAAGACCGTCAGAATATGAAATCGTGCTGGTTCAGGCAATTGTCTTGCCTTATCCTCTGCACTGTCTGGCAAAACAGTCGTTGATTCGCCATTGCTGATTAAAAGTTCACTCATCTTTAAATTTCTCCAGTCTTCGTAAAAGGTCATTCATGATGATCTGTGCGTATAAGAGACCCTTAATCTGCCCGCACATATTCTGGTACGTAGGGAAGTCCGTAGCCGACCCGTCACCAAGACTCATTAGGAGGGATTGCTCCTTCTCCTTCAATTCATTTAAAAGATGATTGATTATTTTTTCTTCCATTATTGACTCCGTTTAAACAGTTCAGATTGAATTTTCTGGTTTGCCTGTCTAGCATCTTCCTTGAGCTTTTCCATTTCAATTTGCATTTGAGATTGAATGCGTTTCATCTCTGTCTGCGCTTGGATTTGGTTTCTTTGAGCTTCTGCCTGCGCCTGTATTTGAGCCTTTTGTTGCTCCATTTGCAGTCTTGCCTGAGCAATTTGGGTGTCTGCCTGAGCCTTTTGAGCCTTGGTTTGAGCATCCTGCGCCTTGATCTGAAGTTCCTGCTGTTGCATTTGGATCAATGGATCTTGGGCTTGTTGCTGTGCCTGAGCCTGCTGGGCTTGAGCTTGGTTGGTTTGTAAGAGCTGAACAGATGCTTTAGCACTCAATCTAGCCAACTGAGCCTCTGCCTCGGGAGGCAATGGTGTATCAGGAGCGGGCATAGCCACACCCATCTGATCTTGGATTTTGGATCTATAGGAGAACGCCAAATGCTCACAGATGTGTGCATGGATTGCAGCCATCATTTGCTGCGCCATTGGGTTCTGCCCCACTTGCTGGGCAATCATAGGATCTTGCATGAAGGTGGTATGAACCGCTATGTGTGCATCATGATCTTGATAGATAAATGCTTTGGTTGGCTCACCCTTAAGGAATCCCATGTTCTCGGAAATAGGATCTTTTGGCACTTCATCATCTTCTACGGGTACAAGTTTCTCTGCGTTTTTGACCCCAAGAACCTCAATCATTTGTCTATGCAATTGGGGTAGGTTATAGATCTGAGGCGCAGATTGACTTAACTGGATTACAGCTTGGTACTGCATGATCCTTTGAGCCATCGTAGAGCTGTTGGGATCTGATACAGGGACAATATCGACTATGTCGTAGTCCTGCCTGCTGGCAAAATGTCCATCTCCAGATTTAAAATCTCTCTCATCTGGGGCGTAAGTCTTGATGATTTCCTTGAGCAGGTTGAACTCTTGTTTCATGGAGTAATGAACTCGAGCTTGCACCGCAGACATTGTCTTTAAAGTACGCTCTAGCAGAGCCAAGGTAGTCCCTACCGGAGCATTGGCAGACATGTCAGAGATTTGTAAGTCTCCAATGGAGCCTAATCTGCGTCCTTCATCAGTGATCTGGTTTAAGAGCGTCAGAAGAGTCTGGCTGGGTTCCTTGTAAGGAAGTGCCATCAGGTTATCTTTGATAGCCCCGCTCGGTACGTCCACATCTCTCCACTCACCGGGAGCTATTGGGGTGTCGTCTCCCTTGATTCTTGCGCCTCTTGCTTTGAGACCGCCCGGCAGATTTGACAATGTTCCAGAATCGACCAGTTGACGAATGAGCGATGTCCCAGCCCGAGCATAACCACCGATAATGTGAATAAGCCCCAGACCATAGAAACCAAAACCGGGTATATAACAATAGTCAACAAAATGTTGGCGGCGGAGTTT